CTGCATGGACAGGTGTTAGAAAAACTGTGAATGCAAGCGAATCTGAATTTGCAGCACTTAAAAAAGAACTAATGGCAATGGCTTTAACTATTCCTATAAATACAACCCAAATTTTTGCACTTGCTGAAGCCGCTGGTCAACTGGGGATACAGCAAAAAGACATTGCAGGTTTTACAAAAGTTATTGCTGATCTTGTAGCAACCACTAATTTAACAGAAGAAGAAGCAGCACCAGCATTAGCAAAATTTGCTAATATTATGCAAACGCAAGCAAAAGATTTTGATAAGCTCGGATCTACCATTGTTGATTTGGGCAATAATATGGCGACAACTGAACGTGATATTGTTGCTATGGCATTAAGGTTAGCAGGTGCAGGAAAAACAATAGGGTTGACAGAAGCTAATGTTTTTGCTCTTGCAGGCGCGTTGAGTTCTGTTGGTATAGAAGCTGAAGCAGGTGGTACGGCTTTTTCTCAAACAATGAAAAGAATTGATAAAGAAATTGGTACAGGGTCTAAAAAACTACAAGATTTTGCATTAATTTCTGGAATGACATTAGATGAATTTCAAAAAAATTGGAAAAAAGATGCTGGAGGAACATTAATAGCATTTACCGAAGGATTAGCAAAAATACAAAAACAAGGAGCAAATGTAAATACTGTTCTTGATAGTTTAGGATTTGAAGGAGTAAGAATTTCAGACGCATTGTTAAGGGCTTCTGGGTCAGGAGATAGTTTTAGAAATGCTTTAAATCTTGGGAATAAAGCATGGAAAGAAAATATTGCATTAACTAAGGAAGCAAATCTTAGATATGGGACGTCAGCCTCTAAATTAAAAATGGCAAAAAATAGAGCAGACCAGTTGGCAGCAGCATATGGAGATATTCTTGTACCTGTTATTTTAAAGATTGTTAATATTTTAACCCCTTTAATTAATGAGTTCAAGGCTTTAGATCCGTTAATTAAAAAAATAGTTGTTGGTATTGGTATTTTGGTTGGAGTTTTTGGTCCGTTGGTTATTCTCGTTGGTGCTTTTGTTGCTGCTATTGGAGCTATTGCCGGTGTTTTTGGTATTGCCGCTGCGCCTGTCCTTGGAGTAATAGCTGCAATTGGCTTAGGAATTACTGCAATTGTAACAGGAGCTATGCTTGTCGTTAAAGCATGGGAACCAGTTAAGGCTTTTTTTAATGACTTATGGGGAGGCATTACAAAAACGATAAATACCATGAAAGAGGCTTTGTCTACTTTTAGCCTTAAAAATCTCTTTTCAAAAGAGTCTTTTACGATGACTGCTGACGAATATAACAAAAGAAAAGAGGCAAAAAGAAATGGTCTTTTGTCAGATCCTGAAAAAAATGTACCAAGTCAGAGTTTAAAAGATGCTGTTAACATTAATAATACATCAAAGACAGATATAAATCTTAAAGTGACATCTGATAAAGGGACATCTGTTAATGTTGAAAAAGTACAAAGAAAAGCAGGAGATTCTAACGTTAATGTTGCAACCGTAGGTTATTTGGGGGCAGGAATATGACATGGCATGATCAATTAACGTGGGCAGAAGCAAGTAACGCACAAAGAAAAAAGGCATCTTTTCGCGGAGCTACATTCTTTTTTATTAATTCTTCTGCTTCTGTTGGTCGAAGAAATATTGTTCATCAGTATCCTTTCAAAGACACCCCGTTAATTGAAGACCTCGGAAAAGATACAGATGAATTCACGGTTACAGGATATGTAATACAGAATTCTGATAATGATTTTGATTATTTTGCTGAACGCGATGCATTGATATCCGCTTTAAAAGAAGAAGGCCCAGCAACACTAATAGATCCATTTCGTGGTACGCAACAAGTAAATCTTTTAGGCAAAGCAAGAATTTCAGAATCGTTTAATCCTGGTGGTATTGCTCGTTTTTCAATGACGTTTGTCCAGGTTGAAGATTTAACAGTACCCCTGATTGAAGCAGATGATGATTTTGTTGGGTTGGTAGATGATGCTAAAAAGGAATCTGTTGATTTAGTTAAAGATGGATTTGTTGAAATTTATAATGCAGAAGATGAGCCAGACTTTTCAACAAGCACTATTCAGGGCGTTGTTGATGATTTGAACTCTACATTAAAAACAATTAGTGTTGCTGTTCAAGGTGCTGGTCCTGCACAAATATCTCAATCACTTAAATATCTATCTGAAGAATATTTAGATATTGACATTAACACAATTTATGATGCTTGCGAAACTGCTAACGGAATCATTGGTATGTTTAATGGGCTTCTTTCTTTGTCAGGACAATACGGAGATATTGTTGTTTCTCAGTTGTTTGGTTCTTGCAGCAGTGCATTAAGAGGCATCTCAAGCGGACCTTTTTCCGGAGCAAAAACAGAGTTACCAAAAACTGGTTTTATGGCATCTACAATTTCTGAGCCTGCAAGTGTTGAAGAAAATTTAGGAACAACAATTGTTAACTCAACGCTTGATTTAATAACATTCGGTAGTGGCTATGAGCCAATTAATATTAATACAATTTCAAGAGCACAAGAGTCTGCAAACAGAGAAGTATGTATTAATTTAGTTAGAACTAATGCTATTCTTGTCGCAGGGACAACGGCAATAAGGACTAAATATTCATCATATGATGCTGTTAATTCAGTTATGATTAATATTACAGATGCTATTGACACTCACCTTTTAAAGCTCGGAAATGATGTTGCTAATACTGATTATTCCACTTATGGGGTCTCAATTGCTAATTCAAACGAATATTCAGCATTAGAAAGATTTAGACCTATTTTCGTTAATGCAATGATTGGCATTGGTGCTGATCTTGCAAAAATAGTTGAATATACTGTTCCCCCTGTTGTTATTTCTGCATTGCAATTATCATATGATCTTTATGAAGACTTGGAAAGAGAATCTGAGATCATCAGTAGAAACACACCACTAATTAAACATCCTGGATTTTTGCCTGAGAATCAGATTCTTGAGGTGTTGGATGAGTAACAATATTGTTTTAAAAGTAAATGGCAAACGCTACGATGGGTGGTCTTCGGTCCAAGTGGAAAAATCTATTTTTTCATTATGTGGAGCTTTTGGAATTGCAGGCACAGATATTTTCCCTGGTGACTTTAAAAAATGGGAATTTTCTTTAGGTGATTCTTGTAAAGTTGAAATTGACGGACAAACTATTATTAACGGATACATCGAAGATATTCCGATTGCGTATGATGCATTAGAACATAATATTCAGATTGGTGGCAGAGATAAAACATGTGACTTAGTTGATTGTTCTTTTATAGAGTCTGATCAAGAATGGATAAATAGGTCTGTATTCCGCATTATGGACGCGCTATGCACTCCTTTTGGGATCACTGTTTATGTTGATAGTAGTGTAGCAACGGAAGCAAGCCAAGAACCGAGAGATAGTTTTAAAGCACAAATGGGTATGACTATTTTCGAAATGTTTAAGCCTATGCTGGATGATAAAGCCATTTTACCCGTTAGTTATGCAGATGGAAAACTAACATTAACAAGAGCAGGAACTCAAAAGGCACATGACACATTAGAGCTGGGAAAGAACATTAAAGCAGGAAGCATAAATCAATCTATTAGAGATAGATTCGGCACTTACTTAGTTCTGGGCCAGGGTGTAGGAAATGACGATAAAGGGTTTGACACATATGTTGGTCCTGAGGGTGTTTATAGAGATGAGGTAATAACAAGGTATAGGCCAACGATAATAATCCCTGACAATAAGATTGATGGCCCAGGAGAGTGTCTAAAAAGAGCACAATGGGAAGAGTCCAGTAGAGCAGGCCAAAGTATTTCTGTTGAATATGAGGTTCAAGGATGGACACAGTCAAATGGTGAAGTTTGGCCTTTAAATGCTCTTGTACAAGTTAAAGATAAGTTTTTAGGATTAAATGGAGAAATGTTAATTGCTGCTACATCTAATACTGTTGATAATGATGCAGGAAAAATAACAACATTAACACTGATGGACCCTAAAGCCTTTGAATTCGATCCGACAAGAAAAACAGATAAGAGCATTAGAACAGGTGCTTCTTGGAGAGATAAATTAATAGTTTCAAATAACACTAATCCTCCACCAGAAGAATATCATGATTGGGAAGAGATATAATGAATTTCAATGATTTTAAAAGATTAATTGCTCCGTTAAGAAGACGTATATTTTTAGCACTTGGCAGGGGTATTGTTGCTGCGATTAACAACACAGAAGGTACTCAAAAAGTACAAATAACCGCCTTGAGCCGAGAATCCATAACAGATATAGAAAGATTTCAGGAGTATGGGTTTGAAACATATCCTTTTTCTGATGCTGAAGTTTTTAGTGGTTTTTTAAATGGAAATAGAGATCATGGAATAGTTTTGTGCGTACATGACAGAAGATACAGGCCAAAAGACCTTGTCGAAGGTGAAGTCTGTATGTATACGGATGAAGATTCAAGCGATTTTAGATTTCATTTAAAAAGAGATCGAATAGCAGAATTAAAAGGTGATAAAAGCCAAGAAACACTTGATACTTTAAAATATGTTGATTGTACAGAAATTACATTAGGGAGTGATACAAGAGCAGCAGTAAGAAAGCTAATCGATGAAAGATTTCAGATTTTGTTTAATGGCCATGTTCATTCCGGAGTATCAACCGGAGTATCATCAACAGGGAAACCAACAGCAAACTTAACAGATTCCCACATGACTGATTATACAAGGGCTCTATAAATGACAATACAACCCAAAGATTTATTAATTGATTTTGATACAACTCTATTGGCTGGTGACTTGTTATTTAATGAAGTTTCTCAAGATTTAGAAACAGAATCTGGAATTAGAACAGCTGTGATTATATCTCTTTTTACGGATAGAAGGGCTAATAACGATGATGTGTTACCTGACCCTAACTCAACTGATAAACGTGGCTGGTGGGGCGATCTTGCGTCCCCTGATGTGGAAGGTGATCGCATTGGGTCAAGACTCTGGCTTTTAAGCAGAGAAAAAACAGTTGAAACAACAGTGCCAAAAACAAAGGGATATATTACAGAGTCATTAGAGTGGATGCTCGATGACAAAATTGCAAAAAAAATAGATGTTGAAGTTGAAAGACAAGGGACACCAGGGAACGATATTTTAGCTTTTTCTGTGGCAGTTCATATGCCAGGTGATTCAATTTACACATACGATTTCGAGGTTTAAATAACATGCCTTTTTCGAGACCAGCACTCACGCAAATAATTAATAGAATTGTTTCTGATTTTAAAACCAGAATACCAGGAGCGA